GATGAATAAGCGGACAGGCCCGACCGGCGTCACCCGGTTGTGGGTTTTGGATCCCCGCGTGTATTCCCACAACGGAGAGAGCCATTACCACCTCATTTGGGCTTGAACAACTTCTGGATTTTGCCCAGGACGTTTTGCTTCCACTCCTTGACGGACTGAACAGCGGACAGATTGTCAACGATAGAACGAACACCAGCGGATAACGATTTGTTACGGATGCCATCACGGACGCCCTGCACAAAACTAGTCCACACCTGAGGATCTTTCAATACTGGGGTGGTTTGCTTAAGAACGCTCTTGGGATCGCCGAGGAACATATGCATAGCTCGAGAGGCAATCTTTTGCAACGTGCCAGGAGGTTTTGGATCCGGTGATCCCGCGGTTCCCTCAGTCTCTTTCTGTTGTAACGCCAAGATACCCTGTATGGGAGCACTGAAAGGAGAGGATTCATCAGTGACGGAATCGTCTTCGTTCTTGACGGCTTTGGCCAAAGTCTCAGCACGAAGGGCCAGGATATTGCCCGCGTCATTAGGCAGAGCAGCAGTCAATGATTCCGGTGTGTAGGAGCCGATCAAATCGACTGGTGTCACTTTCTCGACGGTTGAACCTTTCACAGTAACCGTACCRGTAGTCAGAGGCGTCAGCGTGGTAATGGCATCCCAAGCATCAGGCCAAGAGTTAGCATCAACACACTCGGTAGGAGACTGCCATGTACAGAGGAGATACGTGTTAACTTCGGTATTTGAGGTTGTGATCGTCTCACGTTCAAAGAGATAGCTGAGGGAAGTCGAGCCTATGATACTGGTGTTGACTGTAGAACCACTGCCGGCGGTGACAACAATAGAAGCGACCTGAGCGATACCCTCAATCTGGGAAGCAACTGTCCAAGTTTCGAAGGGTAAACGCGATTGCATTACCAAGAGCACGAGAGTGGAACCGTTTGGATCGAAACTTCCCTTTTTGTAATCTTTACCCTCAATATTGACTTCAAACATCATGCTGCCCGTCTGCTCAAGGTTGATAACGGTCGTGCCCTTGGTGATCCAGAAATGCTTCTTCGTGGAATCGGTCAGTGTGTAAGCAACATCGAAACCAGTCGTGACCTGACTCTGGCGCAGCCACAACGCTTCTGACACCTTCAAAGTACGTATGTTATAAGATTTAGGTTCAACCGTGCGCGCCCACACAGAGGCACTGATTGGACGTCTGGAACAAATCAGATCCACTGACGACTCAGCAACTAAACGCATCGATTCCTCAGTAGTATTGGACTTTTCAGCCAATGGAGTGGTGTTAGCTAGTGCGCCCATGGTCGATGCAGCCACGTCATTAGTCGCCATCGATGGAGCCTCATCTGAGGTCGGTTCCTTCCATCTGACACCTCCATTGCGACGGGCGATAGAGCAAGCAGCAGCTTGTGGGTACAGCCTACACAAATTATCTTCTGGGAGTTGCTCTTCAAGCATGGCGACGATAGCCTTCATATCACACTTCAGTGTGCCATAGGGAGTCGAACTCGGGAGCATCGTCAATACTTCCCTCACACTCTTTTCCCAGGGACCGAGCAAGGATAGAATGTTCTGAGCAGAGGTCATGAATGACATCATCTTGGACTTAGTGATAACGGGGACATTTTTCTGGAAGTTAGTAGCTGCCTGACGTGCAGAGACACCGACATAACAATCAACGTGACTGAGATAGTTCTTGAACGAAACACTTTCTGGGGCAACACCTTTAGCATCAAGGTAGTCGCGATCCAACTCATAGGCAGATTGGAGCTTCTCAAACTGGGCGATAGCGTGCTCGGTCACAACGTTAAGAGTTTCCTTAACTGGAACTAAGTACATTCCACTTGAAGGAGCAGCGCCATTAGAACCAAGAATGGAGGTACCCAAAGCAGCAGGAAAATCCTCAGTCGTCATTAAGCGTAGTGAACCAGGAGCTGTGGCTGGAACAGTTGGATCGATGAGAGTCCATGCTTTACCACCGGGATTAAGCAAGCCAGGGTTCAGAGAAAGAGATGGGACGGCCGAAGAAGCAGTCTCTGCAGATGGGGAGAAGGTATTACCATCACCCTTGATATTGAAGTTCTGGACGATTGAAGTTGCGTTACCCATCATGAGTGCGACCTGTC